TTACCGTTACACCACAGGGCAGTGTATCCTTCTGATTTTAAGCCGCTTATGCGGTTTTCCCACATGGCCCCCACAAATGGGGCGGTGTAGCGGCTGAATCATTCCAGCAGGATGCCGAAAGAGTTACGACAGGGCAAACCGAAATTTGAGGATTCTGATGTGGATACTGCCTAGCCCATTACACACGCTTCACGACCAGAACCGGCCAATCTGATCGTGACCAACCAACGGCCAACAAACACACCATGATCATGAGTGAGAACGACACACTGAACGAAACCCCTGAAGAAACCCCCGCCACGGACGTAGCCCCCAAGGCTCATGCCGATCAGGCCCCCGAGCAACAGCAACCTCCTACCGACAACGAGCACGTTGCCGAGGGATGCGAGAAATTCGACGCCGATCCCGTCAAGACGGCGCTGGATAAGGCTGATGCCTTCATCAAGCAGGTCGAAGGAAGCCCCTACGCCGTGGCCCATGAGGCAAGGGCGCTCATCACTGAGCTTGCCGGCCTCCTCCTGAAAAAGGCCTGAGTCATGGAAAAAAACACCTCAGCAGGCATCATTGCCAACAAGGAGCTCCGCGTCGGAATCGACGAGCTGATCCAGAAAGCAAAAGGCCTTCCCCAAAGCAGGGAGCGAAGCCTTGGGATTACCAAGCTCCAAGAAGCGGTCATGTGGTTTGGTATGGACCTGAAAAGGCTCAATGACGGCCGCACCTGCTACCCCGAGAGCTACAACCCCAGCAACACGATCGTCGAGCCCTGCGCCGACGGTCTGAAACTCTAATCGGGATGCTCTACGCCCCATGAGCATTGAATAAATGGGCCGACCAGGCCGGGAAAGTAGCGGCCACCTATTTCCACCCAATCAATCCCCAAGACCATGCAGCTCAGAGATTATCAAATTCCGGCCGTAGAGGCCCTTGCAAAAACCCGAAGAGGAATCATTAAAAGCCCAGCGGGATCAGGAAAGACCATCATCGGTGCCGCAGCGCTCCAGAAAGTCGCCCTGCAGATGTACAGGGCAGAAAATTATCAATTCAAGATTGCCTGGATTGCCAATACCACCGACCAGATCGCCCAAGGAAAATCAGCCATAGAGCGTTTCCCAATCCCGTCAACCGACCGGATCGACTTCTATTGCTACGCAGGATGCCCGTCACTCGCGCTTTATGAGCTGGTCATCCTAGACGAATGCCACCACATCGCCGCCCCAGAATATCGCAAGATTCTCAACTTTCACGAGGGATCCAGGTGGGGTCTATCAGCGACTCCAGACCGAGCCGATGACCTCAAGAATGATGTCTATGAGCTGATCGGGCCTATCGTCCACACGGTTGACCGTGCCCCGCTTGTCGCAGCCGGCCAAATCACCGAGGCCAAGGTCTTCATCCACTCCCCAAACGCAAAGGGTGAAATGGAGAAAGAGATTGCCGACATTGCCGCCCCAATTGTGGCCGTTCGCCGGCAGAAATGGCCGTACCTTTTCAGCAGCCCCAAGGGTGCAGAAGAGCAGATCAAACGCATCCTCTGGCAAGCGGCCTTGGATGCCGGAGTCGAAAACAACCAGAAAAAGAATTCAAGGGTGATCCAGTTGGCAAAAGAGCACCTCCAAAACGGGGATTCGGTGCTGATCCTGGTCGGGAAAATTGAGCACGGTAATGCCCTTGGAGCCCTGATCCCAGGATCCGTCATGGTCTTTTCCAAGATGGGAGCCAAGAAGCGCCGCGAAGCGATCGCGGCATTTGGGTCGGGAGAATGCCGCTGCATGATCGCAACATCTTTGGCTGATGAGGGGCTGGACGTCCCCCGTGCCAATGTCCTGATCCAAGTATCCGCAGGGCGCTCCGCAGCCAAGGCTGAACAGAGAACAGGCCGCGTCCTGAGGGCCTTTCACGACGCCCACACAGGAAAAGAGAAAAAAGAAGGGATTATCCATGACTTTTCCGATCTTCATCACTACTTCTTGGCGGCGCAATCTCGTAGGCGAATCGCTGTCTATCGCTCCCTCGGTTACCAAATAACAGCCGTCTAATCCCCATGATCCCTATCCACATAGAACTCACCCTCTGCACCCCTCATGGTCCTGCGGGCCATAGGCTGGAGCGCTCCGTTCCGCTCCCAATTACCAAGTTTTCGTTTCCTGATACACCGGAGGGGCGAGATGAGGCCGAAAGAGCCAAGGAGTTGCTCCAGAACTACGTCAACAAGCACGTCATTCCTCGCTTCAAGAAGCAATGAGAGGACTTCGTTCAGCAATGGGCATCGAACCGATGCCACAGGAAGATGAGCCTCCTGTAGAACTACGGAAAGAACCCGCTGATTTCAGGCGCCCGCCGTTGCGCGGCACTCAGCGCAACGATGACACGATTCCGCAAAGCCTGGACGCTGAAAAGGCGGTTCTCTCATCAATCCTCATCAATCCCAAGTACTCGCTTGCGCTTGCGGCATCGGTGATTGACGTTCCGCACTTCGTCCACCCATCCCATGCACTGATCTTCTCGACGCTCTTCCGCTTGTGGAATCACAACAAGCCGGTTGATCTCGTGACGCTCACCACCGAGCTACTGGAAAGGAAATGCCTGGACAATGCCGGAGGAGCTGGAGCCCTTGCAGAGCTTCAGACCTTTGTTCCGACAGCCAGTAATATCGAGTACTACCTCGACATCCTAAAAGAAAAATATGCGGCGCGACGTTTGCTAGAGATTTCATCGCTGATTAAAGACGAGGCAAGCGCACCCAAGGCCGATCTTGCCGGCCTTCTGGACTCGGTAACAAAGCAGCTCAAGACCATCCAAGCGGGATCGAAAGCCGGAGCGCTTCCTCCTTTGGATGACATGTCATCACTCATCGGAGATAGCCTTCCAAAACCACCCACCGAGCTGGTGGAGGGAATCCTTCACCGGGGATCCAAGCTCATCATCGGAGGGACATCCAAGGGCAGAAAGACATTCTCCCTCATGGATCTAGGAATTTCGGTCGCCACCGGAACGAAATGGTGGGGATGCCAAACCATTCAGGGAAAGGTTTGCTACATCAATTTCGAGATTCAAAAACCGTTCTTCGCAAAACGATTTGAAGACATTTGCAAGAAAAAGGGAGCAACTCCATCTCCGGGCATGTTCATGTGCTGGACTCTCCGGGGGCTTGTCGACGGCATCGAAAAGATGGCTGATGACATCATCAAGCGCCTCCTTGAGGAAAACTACGTCCTGATCATCTTTGATCCAATCTACAAGGCCCTAGGAAACCGAGACGAGAATAAGGCCGGGGATGTCGCATCCATGCTCAACGAGCTGGAGGCTATTGCCGTCAAGACGGGGGCCGCCATCGCCTTTGGCGCTCACTATTCCAAGGGCAACCAAGCAGCCAAGGATAGCATGGACCGAATCGGGGGATCCGGAGTCTTTGCCCGAGATCCAGATGCGATTCTGACCATGACCCCTCACGCCTTGGAGGAGCATTTCACCATCGACGCCACCCTTCGCAATTTCCCCCCTCAAGAGCCTTTTGTCGTGAAATGGGAATGGCCGCTCTTCCAGCGTGATGAAGCCTTGGATCCCAAGGAGCTCAAGCAGCCGAAAGGCCCCAAGTCAGACAAGGACGGTAAGTTCCAGCAACAGTACAAGGTCGATGATGTCATCATGGCGCTTGATGAACTTGGATCAGCTAGGAAGCCCAGCGAGCTACTCAACTACCTGAAAGAGCAGCTTGGCATCGCCCCTTCGACATTCTGGCGACTCTGGAAAGAGACCAAGCAATCCCCCTTCATCGTGCGAGCAGAGAAGGGCCGATTCTGCCACGTCAACAACGCCTCAAAATGAAAAAGCACCGCCGCGGAGACTGGAATGCAGGCCGCACGAAACAATTCTGGGGCTACATCAAGGGCGCCGAGGGGTGGCTGTCTCCGGAGAAGTTTCAAGACGCACAGGAGAGAACCAAATATTGGGGAAAGTTGGCCATATGGGATTTGCGTCTCCTGAAGAAAGTCAGGAGAGAACACGCAAAAAGTAAGAAAAAAACTAAGCAGAAAGTATGAAAATCAACTACAGCGGAATTATCGCCGAGGAACAATGCATGAAGGCAAGTTCCTGGCAGCCAGATGAACCAGTTGCCCACATCAATGTGGTCAAGCGCCTTGTCACTCAAGTCAATGAAGCGAAGGAAGAAAGTGCTGACTTGCGAATGCAAGTTGATGTCATGTCCACGAGGGTTGACGCAAGGACTTTAGCTTTAGAAGCCGAGAACAAGGTGCTCCGCGAGCTGTCCGCTAGGTTAATAAGCAAGTTAGAGCACAGTCATTTTTTGCGACACTGTGTTGGGATCAGGAGAATGTGAATTTGACTGCTACTTATCAAAAGCATCTGCCGAGCTTAAATCCATAGCCCAAATAACAAAATGAACACCGACATATCACCAACTAACCTAAAACCATGAACGGAAAAACAACAATAGACGCCATACTCAACCCATGTTCTGCCGAAATGGATCGTCATACTTACGGGTGGTCGCTTTTCAATGTGTGTTTTTTGGGGAAGCGGCTAATGCGTTTCCGAATCAGCAGACTGTGCGTTGATATTTACAGAGGGAGCTGGAGGCCCTTCACCGTTATGGGCGGAGGCGCGCCGGGAATTGACCGATACTGGAATCTATTTTGGCTACTCGGAAGTGTGACTTTCATCACTAGGAGGGCCAAATGAACCCCGACAACAACAACGAGGTCGCAAGGCTCAGGGAACTGCTGAACCGAAACGGAGATGAACTAAACACTTTCCACCCCGCGCTAGTGGAACCATGCACTTGCTTCGACCCTGAAAACTGTTCTTGCCATCGGAGCGACGCCCCCGCGCCAGAGGAACCAACCAAAAACTAATAGAAATACTAAATCACATAAGCATCACAATTAAATGAAACCACAGACACAAACCAACGAGGTCGCCACGACCCCTACAACTATGACACCACAAGAAATCAAAACCCACTAAGTTATGCCATCTTTTACAACCGAAGTTGAAATAGACTTTGAGGTTTTCTGCGGAAATTGCGGAAAAGGAATCTGTAATAAAGCAGATACTAGAAAAAGCCATAGACGCGGGGCAGATCAAATAACCGTTGAACCATGCGATTGCATGACAGGGCGGATCAAAGAACTGGAACGCGAAGTAGAATACCTAACGGAACAACTCAACTAACCATGTAAACGAGAAATCAAATGAACACACACGACAATACCTCAAATAACGGAGACCAGCCAGAGGAAGCCTGCAAGCACGAACCCCCCAAACTCATGCTCCTTGGCGCACATTGGCATTGGTGCTCCGATTGTGGTGCGGCTCGACGTTTAGTGGAGGGGAAGCCCTTTGGAAGTTGGCAAATACCCGAAGCGACTGAACTCATGCGCGAGTTCATCGACTTCGTGGATAACAGTCTTGGAAACACGGCGGACTGGTCGATGGAGGCCAATTTTGACAACGAAAACGACAGCGACAAATTCTGCTCGTTGCTGAATGCAATGAAACGAATCGTGAACCCACTAGCCATCAGAATATGACCCCTCTCAACTCAACCAACTGCCCTCACTGCGGGACTGAATTGTCTGTTCCTTTAAGAGGAACAACCCCTCGATTTTACAAGTGCCAAGGACGAGTTGGTTCTCCTCATAGAACAGGATACTGCCGCGAGCGGGAAGCCCACCGCAAAACCTGTGAGAATGCCCAGAGAGTGATTGAGAAATCAAACACCGAACTAGAGAAACTGAAGTCCGAAAACATCTGCCTGCAAGAGATCATTCAAGAGTTCTACGAGTGGTCACGCCGAGACTACCCAACCGAGGCCGAAGTCCGAGAAATCATGGATCGCTACTACAACCTCCTAAACAAATGAACCCCGACAACAACAACGAGGTCGCCGCAAAAGCCAATAAAAAGCAAATGAGCTGGAAACAATACAAACGAAAGGGACCAAGCGAAATGCGCCCATATATTCAAGGGGAGGTGTTACCGCCATGCGTAAGTATCTCTGAGGCCGACCTAAAGAACGGATCACCAAAGGTAGGTGACATGATCGCACGGAACCCAAAGAACCATGACGATCAATGGCTGGTTGCTGAGAAATACTATGCCCGTCTCGGCTTGCTAGTGGACTTCGCAACCGACCTGTACCGCGATCAGATCATGCCCCAAAATCAGGCCCAGAGCGACAGCGAATCGCTTCCAAGCACCCAACCCCCAACAACACCCCAAAAATGAACCCTAGACCCCTCACCGCTTCACGGCGGGCCTTCCAAATCATCAAGGCATTCATCAAATGCCACATCCATTGCCTCTACCATGGGTTAGCTGGCCATCACTACGCCAGTGCCAGGGACAGGTACGGACGCATCATTCTCATTGCTGCCGTCTCAAGATCCATCCATCGCGGATCTCTCAGCGTTGAGAGAGTTTTCTTTGTCAGCCCTGCTTAATCCCATGAACACCCAATCACCCAGAGAGCACCGCATCAGAGCCTTGGCTTACCAGATCTTCCAAATCACTGGACGCGACGACGCCCAAGCCAATTGGTTTCAGGCAGCGGCCATTGTCGATGCCTATCCGTCCTGTGATTTCACGGTGCAGCCAATGTCCGGCAAATCAGCCATCGTCAACATCGTCAGAATGCCCAGAGAAAACCGCCGCGGGCATATCCCTATCCCGATATGATCACTTTCATTCACGATGCCCCAGTCCATGAGACTCACATCCTGGATGTCGACGAGTATGGCCGCGTCACCATCACCATCAGGAAAAGCGACAGCCTTGTTTCTGCCCGAATTGATGTTCCCAAGGAGGAGTCACCCAAGGATCGCGCCAAGTCGAATCAGATAGCCAACTGGATGAATTCCACCCTCCTCACCTACCAGCAGGAAGATGGGATCCCGTTCTACGTCGCCATGTTCCACGACAGCAAGCAACTCAGCGGATACCTCAACCCCAACCAGAAATGAACCCGAAGACCATCATTGTCACCCCTTGGCACAACCCCGATCAGCTTTCCCTTTTCCTGAAAGCGTGGGGAATTGATCCCAAGCAGCCCCCAGACTTTCTGCACCTACAGCAGGACAAGACCAAGCAGGGGTGCGCCAAGACCAAAAACGCCGGCATCAGGGCAGCCATGAAAAAGGGTGCCGAGATCATCATCATCCTCGATGACGATTGTTTCCCATGCTTTGACGAAACGCTCAGGGAATTTGCAGAGGAGCATGAGGCAGCACTCGAGCCCCAAAGCCTTCCGCTTTTCGAGGCCGTCACCGATCCACCATCCAGAGGGACACCCTATTTCCAGCACACTTGCGTTATGGAAGTCGCCGCCTCCATGGGATTCTGGGAACACGTCGGCGATTACGACGCTCCGGCACAGCTGGTCCGGGGGCAACTCCACCCCATGATCTTTTCCCAGAAGGTCATTCATGGCCGTTATTTCCCACTATGCGGAATGAATCTCGCCTTCAGGGTAGAGGAATGGCCTTGGTGTCAGTTCATCGACGTGGAGCGTTTTGATGACATCTGGCAAGGATTCCTATGGCAACGCAAAGCCTACACAGACGGCAAATGCTTCAATCTCCGAGGCCCTACAGTCCGGCACAGCAGGCAGTCCAATGTCTGGCACAATCTCCGCGTTGAGGCAGCCAATTTGGAGCGCAATGAGACTATCTGGCAGAGGGCAGCAACCGAACCCATCAACGAGTACGAGGCATTCAAAAAGCGGGTTTTGGGATAATTACAATATATTCAGAAATAAAAATACTTAATATTTCTAATATGAAATCACTCTCACGGCTCTATATCCATGATACTACCAAGGCCGTAGGAGTGGTAGCGGCGTACTACTCTCATGGGGGTATACTACGTATACTACCCCCCATGAGAGTACGAGTAGAACTCGCCACCGCGTACCATCCAACTCCGAGGGGCCATGAGAGAGAGTAATTGAAAAAATAAAGACCAACTCACTAACCAATATGAAAAATCTCCGAGACATTATGAAGACGGAAGAAATCGAGGGGGGCCAATTAATGGACCAAGGGGCCGTCGCGCACGCGGAAAAAAAGCTTCAGAAGGTCATCAAGGAGGAACCTGCCGTCCGAAAGGTGGTTCGAGCATCCGCACGACTGGCCGACTTCATCACGCAGGAGGATCGCGAGGAAAACGCCCGTGTGATCCGTGAGGCTGCCAACGCCACCATGCGGATTTACTCTAAAGAAAAGAAAGACTTGGTTGAGGTCCCGGACCACAAGACCAGGCTGGCAGCTGCCACGCTCCGCCTCGCCTACGACGAGGGAACGCCGGTGAAGCGATCCGTGACGATCGCCAGCGACTTCCACAGCGCTGATGAGGTTGTCAGGGCCATCCAGTCGTCGCCTGAAGCTTCTCGAGCCTTGGCCGCTCTATCTGGACTTGGATTGACCCTAGAGGCAGACGGGGAAATCATTAACACAATACCTGAAACTGTTAATAATGACGAGGTGCCTACAGAGGCGGATGGATGAAATTCTGTTAAGATCGGAAACATTATGGAGAAATAGTTAAAAAAACCCGTTGACGAATCTTGCGGCCGATTCGTAAGGGGTGGGGTGAATACAACCACACCCACCTCATCAGAAAACCCCATCCGACCACTTCGCTGCCTTGGAGCCGACTCCCTGCGGCGACTCATCAGCTACAACGATCCCGAGAAACCGGAGGCGCTGAGGGAGTGGAAAATCCGACACGGGCATGAGTTTCCCGTGATGTGCATTCCGAGATCAACCGGATCACCTATCGTGATCGACTAACCAGAGCCCTCTCCAATAAATCAAAAAAATACCCAGCACTTCGTTTCTTGTTGCGGCAATACCTCCACAGCGGAACGCCACCCAAAACGATTCCTAGGGCCTTAAAACTCATCCCATCCCCATGAAAAACCTCAGATCCCTCATGTCAGACTCTGTTTCTTCTCTGATAAGCCCTCCGCTTTCCAGAACCAAGGCGCTTGATGCCATCCTCACCCGTCAGGAATTTGAGTCCATGCTCAAGGCCGGCAAGGATGCCAAGGACAAGGCCATCCTCTGCCTTGGACTCATAGGCCTTCGTGCTGCCGAGATCGGCGCTTGCTCCTCCGACTGGGTAGACCTCTCGACCAGGACGATCCGCATCCCCGGAACCCTAACCAAGAATCGGAAGCCTCGCATCGTGCCGTTTAAGAACGTCAACATGGTGGCCGATGTCCTCCGGGCCTTCTTCTGCATGGAGGATGGAGTCGGGCTATCACGCATTGCCGTCTGGAATCGCGTGAAGGGAATGGCCTCCAGGGCCGGCATCACCCACCCCGTCACCCCTCACGGCCTCCGGGCAACAGGAGCAACTCTCATGGCTTCGGCGGGATTCTCTATTACCGGCCTGCAAGCACACTTTGGCTGGTCATCCATCAAGACCGCCGAGCATTACATCCGAGCCTCAGGAGCCAGCGCCATTTCTGACATGGAGCTGCACGGGGCGAAGGTACTTTAATTTCACCAAGCACCCCCCCTATTCAACACATGAACATATACCTAATCAGCCAACGCGAGCGCACCGGCTACAACACGTTCGATTCCGCCGTCATGATTGCTCCCGACGAAGAAACCGCCCGTCGCATGAACCCCAGTAACGGCAAAATAATGGAAAAGCGTGACTGGGAGAGTGTTTTCAGGTCTTGGGCATCATCTCCCGACTTTGTTGAAGTTGAGCTGATCGGACAGGCTGCATCTGATCGACCCCAAGGAGTTGTTTGCTCCTCCTTTAACGAGGGCTAAATTCAAATCTACCCCATGAGCGACAAGACCCCAGGACAAGAAGCATCCGAAGAGGCGCGTCGGGCCTGCGATAAGCTAACCGACCACGAAAAGGAGAGACTACGCCTTGACGCCCTGCGCTACATGGATGTCGCGGGAGTCGCCATCAGGGAAAGCCACTTGCTCAGGCTCCAGCGTGATCGCGCCATCCGTATCGCCGACGAGGCGCTGGCAAACGGCCATGCCTCCCATTGCACCTATGAGGAGGGGAAATACCGCTGCCGTTGTGGCGTGCAGGAGCTTGAGCGTGAACTTCGGGAGCTGAAATCACAGATTGGCTAGGGATCTAGCTTGGCAGTGTCCCAAGTCCCAAGGCTGCAACCCGGACGGATGCGCGTCCCGCCATGTCGAATTCCTCCGCATACTGGTTTCCACTCTCAGAGGGTTTTCCCCTGCGGACGTAGATACTGGTGGGTTCCGCCCGAGTTGCAGTAAATGGTGGCAGGGGTGGGGATTGAACCCACGGTCTTCGCGTTATGAGCGCGACGAGATACCACTTCTCCACCCTGCGGCAGTAGGTTGACCGATACCGCCGGCAACCAGGGAAGTCAACAATCTCTTGACAGCGTTTCGCTGACTGGTTAGGACTTCGGCCATGTCCCCAAGTGAATCCCTGTCTACCGATGTCGTTATAGCCTCGTACGCGGAAGACCTCCGCTGGATGTCCTGGCTTCCACAATCCTGGAGGCGCTTTGTCTATTGCACCAAAGAAGGAAGGACTGACCTTCCCGGGGCAGCCGTCATTCTGCCCAACGTGGCCCGCGAGGCCGGCCAGTACCTCCACCATCTGGCCGAGCGATACGACGAGCTGGCCGACGTGACGCTTTTCCTTCAGGGCTTCCCATTTGATCACGAAGCGCCGGCAGTGGTGAAGATGCTTCTCAATGAAAGCTTCCCCCACCCCATCTGCTATCTCGGGGCAAACCCGCCGATGGGTCCGATGCACAAGCCCCACTTTGATCAGGCCAAGGCAATCCTTCGGAAGGGATGCGAGGTGATAGGCAAGGAAGAGATCGGGGACGTGATCCCTTTCAGCGTCGGCGCTCAGTTCTATGTCAGGCGCGAAGTCGTCCACGCCTACCCGCAGGAGTATTACCGGCGCTTGCTTCAGGCGTGCTTTGACCCTGATACCCAGCCTGGATTTGCCCACATGATGGAGGGCAACTGGGGAGCGGTCTTTGACTGGAAAAAATTCACCAACTAAAAGCCATGCCGACCAAGATCCGAGCACAAGTCAATCAATCCCCCGAGGGAGGGGTTGCCATCTTTATCTTCAATCAGGAGCGCAAGGGGGACAGCCTTTATGGGGCGCGACCAATTACCTTTGCAAAGGAAGAGGTTAAGGTGGGGGCAAAGCTGCCTCATGCCGCGCACATTGCCAACGACGAGGCCCAAGCCCTCTTTGATGACCTTTGGAATGCTGGATTCAGGCCGGCGCAAGGTGAGATCGCAACCAATCCGGAAGTCATCAAGGCCAAGGACAGTCACATCGCCGATCTTCGGGAGTTACTGCACAAATGCTTGCCATCACGCCAGAGCAGTTAATCCGGAGCAATCCGGGGATATGGCTTGAGACATTCGGGAAGATCCGGGATGTCAAAGGGAAGAACGTCAAGCCGGTGATGAATATCCTGCAGCGGCGATTCAATGCCCTGTATGTTTCGCGTTTCTTGGCCGGAAAACCATTGCGGGGGATCCTGGTGAAACCAAGAAAGAGGGGGGCGTCCACGATTGTCGGAGGGGCGCATTATCACCAGCTCATGAATTTCCGGCATGAAGGGGTCATCATCGGGGACAAGTTGGACACCAGCGACATCGTGTTCCGCATGATGCAGAACTACGCCGAGACGGACGGATACAGGGGGCAATGGGGCAGTGCCTATGCTTCGACGACAGAGGAAATGAAGTGGGGGCACGGCAGCGTACTTCGGCAGGCGACGGCTCGAGGAAAGGCAACGGTTCGCGGATTGACGCCGCAATTCATTCACGGAACGGAGGCCGCCCACTGGGAAAATCCCGAGGAGACCATGGATGCAGCGCTCAACGCCATTCCGGATACGGGATTCAATGTGGTTCTCCTGGAGTCAACACCCTTCGGTGCCGAGGGTCCGTTCTACAACACATGGAAGGGCGGGCGCTGGCCTAGGATTGATGAATGCCCTGGCGGAAAGCTTTACTGGAAGAAGTGGGAATCGCTTTGCCCTGACCAGCCGCCTGATGCCAGCGGGCTCTCCGAATCGTATTTCGTTCGGATCTTTGCGGCTTGGTACGAGTTCGAGGATTCGCACATCAGGCTAAACCCCGAGCAGAAACAGGAGATCGAGCGCACCTTGGACGCCGAGAGCTGGTATGCGGGGGAGAAGAAGCTCATGGAGCTGTACATGAGCGAGGGGCCCAAGGGCCCGCGACTCGGGGATGAGGTGGAGAACTGCGATGTCTGGGAGCAGCTTGCTTGGCGAAGGGTCACGATCAAGACGAAGTGCCGAGCCAGCGTACGCATCTTTCAGGAGGAGCATCCCGATGATCCCCATAGTTGCTTTACCTCCAGCGGCCGGCAGGTCTTTGACGATGATGCGCTGACTCACATCCAGCTTTTATGCAGGAAACCCGTGGATACGGGGAATGTCGACGACAGCAAGGAGCGGACAATCTGGGTGCCTACGGGACATGATGCGGCGACGGTTCACCGATGGGAAATTCCCAAGGTTGGTTGCCGCTACCTGATGAGTGTCGACTTGGCCGAGGGTGAGGATCAGACCAAGGGAGAGGATCCCGACAGGCATTCCGCCCTTGTCTGGCGCGATGAGTACCTGGATCACAATCAGGTCTTGTGGCCAATCAAGCTGGCGGCTCGGATCCGGTATGGGAACCGGATGCCGATGATACCGTTTGCACGGTTGGCCCGGGCGCTTTCGCATTACTACGGGAATTGCATGATCATCCCCGAGATGAACAATTCCGGCATGGCTTTCATCACGGCGCTTCGGGCCATGACGGACAAGCCTTGCCCTCCTATCTGGCAGCGCAAGGAGCGTGATCCCCACAGCGGTATTGAGCGGGCATGGGATGGCTGGAGAACGACAGATCGAGCCGAATACGGAGGAATACGATCAACGATCATCTGGCATTTCCATGAGATGATCCGGAATAAGAGAGTGGAGATATGCTGCCCGAATTATCACAGCGAGCTGGCATCCTTTGTGGACAAGAAAGGGCGCATGGAGGCCGGCAGCGGCCATGACGACGACGTGATGAGCGGGTGCATCGGCGTCTACAACATAGGGAGCGCGACGACCTACGCGCTGGCACAATTGCCAAGGGTGGTTCCTCCCGAGATTGCTGCCCTGGAGAAGCTATCGGAGCATACCGATGGACTGGCAATGAAGTGGTGACCCGCCTATCTTGTGGATGGAATCGCTACTTTGGAGGAAAGCTCTCTGGCTTCCCCCATGTTTTTGCCTTCTTGGCGGTACTTGTTGTAAAAAAGGCGCCTGATTTCAGCTTCGCACATCACACTCAATTCGTCTTTGGTAAGAGATGGATTGGACGGCTTCAGGGAATCATAAAGGGATCCGCCTGAGGAGGGCGACGATTTGGATGAGGAATCGCGGGCGGCCAACTCATCAGCGGCCACTTGCAGCGTTCTGTCCCGATCAGTTCCCCGAAAGCGTGTGGGAAAATGCTCTAAAAGGTACACCTTTCGGCCTGCATCCGTTGAGAGATCAACGGGAGTGTACTGCTTTTGGTTTTGAATCTGTTGACGCAAGAGATTTGCCTCAATTCCCGGATCCAGCTGGGCAAAAGAGGAGGCGCCAAAGGTTATTACAGAGATAATTGAGATGGATGATGTCTTCACACCAGATCAATACGGCGCATGATTGAATTCGTCAGGCAGTTTTTTAGGGATCTTGCTTGACAGCGTTTCGCTTGCGGGTCTATTGCGGAGCAACCCACTTTCCCAAATATGACTACCTCGCAAGAAGACGGAGACGGCAGCGAAACTGAAGAAGGCAACGATAACGTCATTGAAGGCAAGGCCCCGTTGATAGTTAAAGAAAAACAGAGCCCGTCCGGGAATCCCAATGGGCTCGCGGCATTTCGTAGAAAATCTGATCGGACGAAGGCCGAGAAGGATGCTGATCTTGAGTATCAAAAAGCCAATACAGCCGCGATCAAGCAGGCTACAGCGGCAAAGGCCACCGAAATGGCCTCCAGGTATCTTCCAATGGGAAGCAGCTATCGCCGTAACAGTGATGGCACCTACACGCAGAATGGACCGTTCTCTCCTGATGCCCAGTCTGATTCCACCGCATCATCCGCTTCTGCCCCACAGGGATCTACCGCAATGGCCGAAGCGGTTACTCCAAGCCGCCTGGACGCCTTTAGGGCAAGCCAGAAGACCCAGACGGCCAACGAAAAGCTCAACGGCATCGCAGCAGGAACCGGGGGCCATTCATGGGATGCTGATAATCCGCAGAATGCGGCTAGGGCCGAAAAGATCGCCCAAGCCGTCCAGAACGTTAAAGACACCAAGCTTGCTCAAGGCATCAACCCAGCTACCAACGAGTATATTGAGCCAAGTGACGCTATCGACATTACCGGATCAGTAACGGGTGACTTGGATCAAAGCGCATCTAACAGCGCCGGTCGGAGAGATGAACTGAATTCGCGAATTTCTTCATCCGTAAAAAACGGAGACATGAGCGGAGCATTATCCATGCAGCCAGCGGCAAACGCCGCGAATCGGTCCACTTCCACTGACGCCAGGACTTCCAACAACACCAACAGTGTCACGATGACCCCCTATGGGGTCATTGCCACAAGCCGGGGAAATCTCGGCACTGGTGGACTAGAGCGACTCATGGCGACGCCATCGGTTCAAAACGCCGCCAAAGCGTCCAATGCGCCTGCAGCCATGGCGGCAGTAACGCCCTCCCAGGAAGGTGGGAATAAAAGCGCCATTACTTCGTCAACTCCCCCGCAGCAGGTGAAGCAGGCCGCTTATGTCGGCGGATCAAGTCCATTGATCGGAGCCGTTTCCCCCAAGCCTCAAAAGCCCACGGGCCCCAATAAAAAGCCATTAGCTGGCGCCTAGAAATCAATCCCCGATCTCACGGCAATGGCTCTTAACGACGACGAGGAGGACTACGGCGCCCCCGGTTCCACGGAAGACAATTATTCTTCCGAAAATTCATCCCAAAGTCCCGGGAATGACTCTCCATCCCCTCGCCCATCTCCAAAAATCAATACAGGAAATCTGGCCGCACAGCCAAGGCCTCTGGATCAGCCAGACATCCAAGCGCCGCAAAGACTCACTCCCCCGGTAGAGCCTGACTACTCAAGTAATCCGGATGACGATGATGCAACCGTCCGACAGTACATTCACTACAACAGCCAGTTAGAGGCCTACAACAGGAACCTTGAGAGACAAAAAGCCCGCGAGGCGTTTACGGCACAGCGCAAGGCCATCAATCGGGCTGCCAGCGCCGACAATCAGGAAACAGGACGCCAGTATGAGCTTAATGAGCAGGGTGTAGCCGCGCCCATGATCGACCCCGTGACGGGCCAGCAGGCCGTCAAAGAGCGCAAGCACCCCGTCCAGTATGATGCTCAGGGACGCCCTTATCAGGTTGTCTACAACGAGGGAGGCGAGGCCCCGAAGACCATCACCAATCCAGACGGAACGACATCCACCGTTCTTTCCAAGAAAATCAAGAACCCCGATGAGGATGCCGAGTACGGAGCAAATCCCGATGATCCGAATGACCCCAATCTCTATCGCAAAACCAAGCTGACTCCCTGGGAGACAATTGACGCACAGGGGGGCTTGGTTAGCTCGGATAATCGCCTTGCCATCGCCAGTGCCAAGCACCTTTACCAGCTTGAAATGCGCGGGATTTCCAATCAGCACGCGGATCTTGGGATCAAGATCCAGCAGCTACGCAGGGATTTGCCGGCATCGGATCAAGATTCGGCGCAAAATAGCCAGATTTCCGACTCGCCGGATGAGGGCGGACCAACCACGCCAGCAGCCACCATCCCTTCGGGCGGGCTTTCAGCCGTTGCCAGAGCCAAGCAGGAAGAAAAAAAGGAGGGCCTTAGTATTCCAACCCCTCGCCCGAAAGCCGTCACCAACATGTTTGGCGTCGTCAATCAGGAGGCAACCGCCAAGGCGCAGGCAGACTGGGCAGTATCCGAGGGAAAACGCAAGAAGAGCCTTGCCGACACCGAGCGACTTTTGGCAACGGATGATCAGATCAAGGATGCGCGGAGTGAAATGCTCGATCTTTCGATCAAGCATCAGGGGCTTAAAAAAGAAGGTCCCGCCGGATACCTCAAGCGCAAGCGAGAGGAGTATCGCAATTCAATTGCTTCGCTTCCTCCCGAAGATGCCCAAGATGCCATCAAGGAGGCCGGCAAGCAGGTCGGCCAGGCCAATGTCGACATCCTGTCAGCCAATGCCGATCTCACTCAGCGGATCAATGATCTCACGGAAAAACGCCAGAAAGGCGGAACGGCCGCAGATATTGCCGAATGGGACAAGGAAGCGGCAGCCATCCAAGCAGACGGCCAAGAACTACAGCGAAAGATTGCCGAACGCGATACCCGGGCGCAGCAGTTAACGACCGGCGTTGAGGCCTTCAACAGGAATCAGCAACAGAAGGTTCAGGAACAGCGGGATCAGATGCGGAAAGACCCCGTAATCGCCCCCATGGCAGATCAGTTGGATCAGCTCGATCAGGATGCAAACGAGCGCAGGAACAAGCTGCAATCCATCACCGATCCGACGGAAAGACAAAATGCCAGCGACTTGCTCGAGGCCGACCTTCAGGCAAAACGGGACGCTATTGCCTCAAGTATCCAGACGGCAAAAAAAGAAGATTTCGACAAAAAGCAAAAGGCGGACTCTGACCTGACTGAAAAGGCACGTCAGAGGGAAGATCTGGAGCGTCAGATCGCAGATGGAACTGAAGCCCAAGCGAGATTCCAAGCAATGGCATCCCCGGGAATGCAGATTGCGGCTTCCAAGGAGAAAAACACCGCAGTGGAAGAGGCCAAAACCAAGTTGGCCGCACTGGATGCATCCCCGAATGCGGAATCCATCAAGGAAAGGCAGGCGCAGCTTAAAGATGACGACAAGAAGCTGACCTTCAAGGACGGCAGCGGATACGCAGTTCTTCACAATGGCAGCGTTGCCATCAATCCCATCTCCATGCGCCCCGAGGGTCTCAGGCCCAAGGGAATGCCGTCATGGGAGGATCAGATCAAGAAGGCCCAAGCAGACGGCAAGCTGACCCAAGAGCAGGCGGATGCCATGACAAAGCGCATGGCCTCTCAGGCGCAGATTGTTCAGGAAGGGATCATCGACAAGACCTTGATCAACGACTCCTTCAAGGGGTGGATCATGCGAAATGATCCCGATTTCCTGAAAAAGGTTTCTCCCGAAATCACGCAAAAGGACTTTGAAACTCCGGGATACATCCCGGAACTCAACCCCTCCAATCCTGAGGATCTCAAAGAACTTCGCTCAAGGGCATTGGACTTCCTGAAATCCGATCCCTCCATGATTGAGAAAATCGGGGATGTCGCATCCAAGTTTGTCTACGAGCTTGTTCCATCAACCGTAGGAAGCCTCGCAACCACCGCAGGCGTTCTTGCCAATGCGGGCGGATATGCCGACAACGCCGTGGGTAATTGGCTGCAGGATATCGGGCTTGGAGTCAATGCGCTCAAGGAGCAGTCCATGGACCCGCGACTTGCCGAATCGACCCCAGGCAATATCGCCGCACACGCCGGAGGGCTGGCTGGATTCCTTATCCCTGGAGCGATTGTTGGAAAAGCAGCCAAGGCCGCAGGAATGAGTGCCGAAGTGGCCTCTTTTCTGTCTCAAGCTGCCACGGGAGCCGTCGGAGCAGCCCAAAATGCAGCTTCTGTATACACCGAGGCTCGCGAGATGGGAAAATCCGAAAAGGAAGCATTCCTTCCCTTCCTCCTGAGTGGCGTCGTCGGGGCCGGTGTGGTTATCCCGGTCAGCCATTACCTCAATACCTTTGCCGAGCCGGTCAAAAACGCCGTGCTCAAGGGCCTTGTCAAAGCCGCCAGCGAAGCCGTTGCATTCACCGCACTTAACGACGCCACAACCATTGCCAACAACACAATTGCCAAGCGTTTCTATGACGAGAATCGCGACCTCTTTGCAGGAATCGCTGAATCCAGCGAATCGGGGGCTATTTCCGGAGCCATCCTTGGATTGATCTCCGCCGCCGCAGGAGGTGCCAAGCTCGCCAGACTGAAGCAGAAATACAACATCCCCAAGGACTGGAGCGGAAAAGTGGAGGATCTTGCCCAGGCAGACTCTCAGATTTCATCGCTCCATACCCAGCCGACGGCCAAGGATCTCGTAAAACGGCGCACGGAGCTGATGAGCCAACTCACCAACGCTCCCGGGGATCAGGTGAAAATTCTTGAGGCGCAGATCGGGATGATCAATGCGGCCATCAAGGCCGACCCGCTTAATGTGCCGGCCGAAAGCAGGGCCGACCTCGCGGGCGCCTTGGTGAAAATAGCCCAAGGGGTGAAATTCCAAGATCTCTCCGAGACGGAGCGGGCGACCCTCGGGAAAGCCAAAACCAGCTCCGGAGTGACTTTTATCGAAGATCACAACGGGAACACGATCATTACCGATACGGCAAAAGAATGGCTCTCCGGAGTTGCCCCCCACGCCGCTGACCTGATCGGGATCACGGGAAAAGAGGCCAAGAGCGCTGCCGATGGAATTTTTGGAGAAGCATCCAATGAAAACCCGCCGACATCACAACAACTTGGGGATACGTCAAATCCAGCGAGGGAAAACCAAGCTCCAGGTGGAGAGAATCGCCAAACGATTGAAACTTCCTCTGAAGCATCCGGAGACCCAGCCCCACTAAGCGATGACGCGCCCATGGCGCAAAGGAAGCGGCGGGCATCAACGCTTTGGAGCAATGCAAAAGAAGGGGATGTTTTCACTTCCCCTGATGCCTTTGGCGAGAACTACACGATCACCATCAAAAAGAATCGGGACGGAACCCGTTATGGGGAAATTCTCACCCCGCGAGGGCAGTTGGTTGAAAACATTCAGATCGACAAGGATCCCGAAAGTCTCACCAAAGAAAACGGCCTGCTATTCGGGCAAGAAATGGTTCGCGTCAAAGATGGAGGGGATATTTCCGAAAAGAGGAGCGATGATGAAGAACCCCCTGCCGCGACAACAGGCCCCAGCGAACCATTGACGCCTCCTGGCAGCCAAGGCGGAGGTGCCGCCGCCAAGATCCCCTCCCCTGAGCCCCAACCCCCGCTTTCCCCGTCTTCCAAGAGAGGGAAGATGATTTCCAAGATCCTGCAGGCCCAAGGGGTGGACTCAACGGTTGCCGAACATTACGCCGGCCTGAGAGAGGGGGCATATCCAGACAACATCACCAATGAGGAGCTTCGCCAGAGAATCACGGGTGATTTTGAGAAGGATGGAGGAGTTTTCCCCAAGCAGCTTCAAGCAGAAAACGAGAGTCCTGATTATTGGAAATCAAACTTCCCTGATGAGTCTCCCGAGAATCACCAGCAATACGCCGATCAGGCGGCAGCCAACAACGCCAAGCGCCAATCCGATGCCCTGAAGCAGAATCAAAAGATTCTTGGAATCAGGCCCGAAGGGGAAACCCAAGAGCCGACGCAGGACAGCAATGCCGAAACCTCTTCTGCCGACTCCATCCCAGACATGCCCGATACCAGGGATTTGTCGGCAAAGGAAACCAAGCAGGCGATTATCCTTTCAAGAAGGCTTCGCAATGAGGCCGGGGCAACGCCAGCCAACTCCATGGCATTTGCCCGTCAGTATGTCCGTGATGGGAAACCTCCGGCCGACATCCTGAAATCATGGAATGAGGCGGGTGGATCCGAAAAGCAGGATGAAATCACCGCCCCCATCCATGTCGCGGAGCAGCTCAAGGGCCAGAATCTGAAAAATCTGATCAGTCAGATGGATGTAGCCAATGTGAAAGTTGGCAAAAAGCCCCTCAACGCCATCCAGCGAAGGAATGTCGCCAGAGCACTCAATAAATTGGCCCCCGCAATCGCAAGGTGGAATGATGCCTTTGAGGGAATCGCCTTCAATGACGGGCAACGACGCTCGGGCGGAGCCGAACTGACCGCAGACAATAAACTGCGTATCAGCCTTGGAGATCTTTTGGATCCTGCCACGGAAAACATCCAGGTTCTGATTGATCACCCAGAGCGGGCTGAGTCCATGCTCAGCGAGGAGGGCATCCATGCCATCGGAAGAAAGATTCTTGCAGATCGCTCTATGGCTGAGGGGAAAACGCGCGACCGGATTCTTCAGAGCTTTGCGGATGACCCTTCTCGACAACTCAACATTCCGGAGACTCCCGATACGAATGACCACGCCGATTCGTCCGCCGCCGACATTTTCAACTCACTCCCCAAGGAACTTCGCGATCATGTTGATGGGATTTACAGTGAAAAACCCGGAGTCACCCCTTCCTGGAAGCTGGGCCATGAATTTTTTCGGATGCTCGCCCAGCACGATCTTGCGATTGATAAAGATGGAAATGCTGTAGCTGGGGGCAAAATCATTACCGAGCAGACGCTTGGGCAGCACATTGTCAGGACAATCAGGGAACACCTTTCCAAGCTTTTCTCCTATTTTTCCAAACTCTCCGAAAACCTCAAAGCCGGAGGCGCAAAAGACTCCGATATTGCCCAAGTCGAAGAGGTTCGATCCCAAATCAAGGAGGCAATCAAATCCCTCCAAACACAGGTTGACGAAAACTTACGGCGTTCGTATGAGGAGGGATATGGGATTCGTGCCAATCGGAATCGGACGGATAGCAAGACCGGCAACGCTGGAGGAGCTATCAGCGGAAGAATTGATGGAGAGGGCCGCGTCGGCGCGACGGAGGCAAGTTGGAATCCTGCGATGCAGAAAGCCGACTCCGGAAATCTGGAGGCAAATGCAGGAAGCGGCGCAGGGATCGCTGAAGCAAAAGGACTGGGAGGAGCACCTTCAGAAGTGCCTTCTGGAGATGGAAAAGGACAACCAGCCGCCACTGCCCAATCCCCAGAATTAATTGCCGAGCTGGAGCGGCTCCGGTCCGAGAAGGCAGAGCGTGAAGCCGCCCAAGAACGTGCCCAAGAACGGCGCAATCAGGCCGTTCAGAAGAGGGCGGAAAACACAGCCGACAAAGAACAGTTAGTCGCCAAGGTTCCTGAAGAGGCCAAAGGGCAGGCCCAGGAGCTTCTTCAGAAAGTCCAGATGGGGAAGACAACCTATGTGCTTGGTGCCAACCGGGAGCGCATTTCGGCCGTCATGATTGCCGTACCACCGGGCGAAGTGGAGACCTCCCACGCCGGAGAGGATTTCCACAAGAATCCCAACTACGGCGGGGAAAACACCCGCTCTTACCACAACGACGAGACGGAGCAGAACAAAGTGCGCCAGATGGCACTCCCCGGAGCGCTGGATGAGGACTCGATTGTGACCGATTCCAAGAGCGCCTCGGATGGGGCTCCCCAAGTGGTGATGACGATCTTCAACGATGCCAACGGAAAGCTTCAGGTAAAACTTCAGACGGCTGGAGGAAACGGGAGGGAGCAGGGAATCAATCTCTCCTCCCCGGAAGATCAGGAGCGACTTTCCCAAGCATGGAAAAACAATGCCTCCCACTACGGACTGCATGATATGCCGGACGGATGGAGGGGTTATCGCTTCCTTGGCGTCTACGATCTCCGCGACGAGGCCCAAAACCGCTCCTACCTGCAATTGGTGGACAAGCTCAACCCGAATCAGGGGGTCGTCCAAGATACGGCCTCCAGGGCAGATATTGATGCCGCCCTGAAGATCCCCGCCGAAAGGCTGGTGAACCTTCCGCTGACCATGAGCGCCGAACAGGCCCGCACGGAGCTTCTCGGGCTGGTAAAAGACAGCGAGAAACTGGGACTGGACCGCAATCTGATGGCGGGGCTCGTCAAAAACCCGACCCAGGCGCAATTCTACATGCAGCGTCTCCTTCTTGCGGCGGCATTCCGATCCAAGGCGCTTGGCGAATTCTTTACCTCGTCCCAGCTTTCCAGCGGTCACGCAACTGTGACGGGATTGATTAAGGCATCCACATCCGCCGCCCTGCATCTGCGTGAAGCCGGCCATGGGAATATTGCCGAGGCTATCGGGAGGATGCTCGAGAATGTCGTCGAGTACGTCAAAAACGGCGACAGGATCGGCCAAGCAATCCGAAGGGCCGCAGAGCAGACGGAAATGGGTGCCGACGGCGACACGATCAATGCGCTGGCAGCCGCCCTTGATAAAAAGGTCGAATACCATGCCCAGAACAAGAAGGGCATCAAGCCGGTCAACGCCGAGGACACGGTGGCGGGATTTGAAGACCTGATGAGGGACATTACCACCTCAATCAAAAAACACTCCGATGAGCCCGATATGTTCGGAGGGGCCAGGACGATGGGTGACACCCTGAAAGCAGGAATTGAATCCCACTTCAGGAAAAATACGCCGCAGGATCCCAGAGACGTTCAATCCCGTCGCGCAGGAGATCCCGTCAAGCGGATGCGCCAGCTCATCCGCAAGCGCCAAGAGGAGGGACTCAATCGCTACGAAACCGATGAGCTCACCAATCTTGAGAAAGCGCAAGGGCAGCACTTCATGGGCTTCTTTGACGAGACCAAGGCCCCCTTCTCGCTGGAAAGCCAAGAGGAAGCCAAGCCGGTCGCGCCCACATCTCCAGCAAACCAGCTTTCCCTGCTTTCCCGAAGGGCTGAAAAGAGCCCCAGCAAACAGGCAGCCGAGGAGCTTCGCGCAAGGCTCCGTCCCTGGATGGCATCGGAAAATGAAAAAAATGAGGCCATTCAGAGCCCCGGGGGGGAAGAACACCGGAAAGCGCTTCAATCTACAATTGATGCCTTGACCAATGGATCCGAGGGATCATTCACCAGGCCTGATATCGGAACCGTTTACATCCCGATGGGATCGGACGGAACGAGAGAATTTGATTACGAGAATGGAAGCGGAATCAACGGCATCATCACCAAACGGATGATCGCCGGAGAAGATCCTGTTGCAGCCATCGTGGGGTCAATCAATGCCGCAGCCCTTGGGAAAATGAACCGGATCTACGGGCCCAAAGGACACGAACGCGCATCCATCGATTACAACGGATACCGTGCGATTCTTTCGCTGACGCACCACGGAAACGAAAAAGCGTGGGTGCTGACGGGATATGAAATTAAAGAGGGCGGTGCGAAAGGGGTATCCAGAAACCCCGATCGCTACGCACCGGCCGACTCTTATATCCGCCGACAAGTGGTTGCGTCCTCAATTGAAAATTTACGAAGGGAGATGGGCTCCGTCAACAGTGGGGATGAAAATACCCTGCAATCTCGACGCGCAGCCACAGACGATCAAGGCTTCTATTCCAGGCTGGAAGACGTTCTTGCGTCCAAGATCCAAGGGAAATCGGCAACTCCAGAGCAGATCAAAGCCCTTATCAATAAGCCAGATAGCGGAATCAAGGCCGAGGAGATCAAATGGAGCGGGATTTCTGACATAATCGACACGCTTGCGTCAGGAAACGGCGGAAAGGTGCCCAAGCAGGCGCTCATGGATTATCTCCAAGGGGCCGGTAAAGTTCAGTTCAAAGAGGTCTCCACACAGGCAGGTGACCCAACCAAGCAATTTGCGGACTACGGTCAGCCGATCCCCGCAAAATATTCTCAGTACACCATCCCCGGAGGCGAGAACTACAGGGAAGTAGTTCTAACGATGCCCGGTTCCAGCGATCTTTCCTTAAAGAGAGGGATGGAGGCTCGCCAGATGGAAGATGGATCCTGGAATATCTGGGACAGGAATGGATGGGTTTACCGCGAGGGATCAGGAACGAAAGAAGAACTCCTTGGGAAAGCCTCACAAGACGAGATGCTCACAACTCCGAGCCAGCCGGTTTATCGCTCCTCCCATTTTGCGGAAACACCCAATTACGTTGCCCACATGCGCCTTAATGAGCGCACTGACTCGTCGGGAACACCTGGCCTATTCATTGAGGAGATTCAGTCTGACAGGCATCAGCAGGGGCGAGAGAAGGGGTATGTTGGTGATAGCGATTTTTCAGAATCCAGAAAGAAAGCGGAAGAGCTACTAAAGGAGATTCAACCTCGCATAGCTGAACTTAATCAAAAATACACCAATAGAGAGGCAACTCCAGAAGAACAGGCAGAAAGAACCGTCCTGCTTGCAAAGCGAGAAGAAATCCAGAAAAGCGCAAATCTAAATTGGCTTGGAATGGAAAACGCCATCCCTGATGCCCCCTTCCGCAAGGACTGGCCGCTCCAAATGTTCAAGAGGGCCTTGCGCGATGCAGTCTCCAGCGGAAAAGGATGGATCGGATGGACCAGCGGATCCACGCAGGCCGAACGCTACAAGCTTTCCACAAAGGTCGATGCGCTCCGCTACGCCAAGAGAGATGATGGAACCTATCTGATCAAGTACATCGGGAAGGGGGCCAGGGATGAATGGAAGACGCTCGGCGCATCCATTCCTGAATCCGAATTGGCAGATAATGTCGGCAAGGAAGTCGCCCAAAAGATCATTGATGGAGAGGGTGGAAAAGATAGCTTTTCCGGAGCTACCGACCTTCGCGGAACCAACCTTGATGTTGGTGGCGAGGGAATGAAGGGCTTCTACGACGAGATTCTTCCCAAAGAGATCGGCAAGTATGTCAAGAAGTGGGGGGCAAAGGTTGAGCAGAGTGCTGTTTCTAACCCTGATGAAGCCATTAAAGGATTATCTGTAAGTGGTGATGGAAAAGAGTTTTGGTTATCCAAAGGCCATTTTGGCGAAAGGGTTGCTGGCCCATTCCCTGATTATATTTCCGCCGATAACGCAAGGGATGGTATGGCAAGGGGCCAAACCCCCGTCTGGAAAATCAATATCACGCCGGAGCTTCAGCAAGCTGTTGAGGGCGGGCAATCCCTGTTCTCTCGTCGCGCCACCAAGGATGACTCCCAGCTTGATCTTTTCAGTGAAGCCAAGCCTGAGGTGGAGAAATACAGTAAGGCGCTCGATAGCGAAGGGATAACCGACCCCCATGCCAAGCAGGAGGCAGCCATTCAGGATTTGGGACTCACAGCCAATCAGGCCCTTGAGCTCTTCCCGCCCGAGGAAATGCCTTTCAACCTTGAGGGGCAGGTCATCCGCAAGCAGGAGCCGACAACAGAGAGCAAACCCCTTCCAGAAGGGCCGATTGAGGCACCGGCCGCAGCAGGCGATTCAGAGGTGCCAACTACTAATCCGTCACAAATTGGTACGAAATTAGTAGATGAGAATCAGGAGCGCCTTGACGCCCTCCCTGAGGCTGCAGTGGCTCAGCTTGCCATTGAGGCCGGTCAGAGACCCCTCACAGCCACTAAAGACAGCATCCTGGCAAATACCCAGCCCGAGCTGCTTTCCAAGGCCTTGGATTCCATCAAGGCCCCTCCCGCCAAGGGAGGCATCACCGACTTTGGTGAAAAGATCGGCGGGGCCCGTAAGGATATGGCGATCAAGACGGGATCTTCAGTATCCCGACCAGTGGATGAGCGTCCGGCATGGGAGCGCCGCTATCAGATTGCCAAGGTCGAGCGCAGCATGCGTGAGGGGGAAAATGGCCGCTATGTCATCTATGACCTGAGGCAGGAGAGCCGTTGGGGTCATCGCCAGATCGGCAACAGCTTTGCCACCGAGGAGGAGGCCAAGAAAGCCATTCCTCTTATCGCCGTCAGTCGCAATCACAACGTCTACGAGACCCGTGGTGAAGATGGCAAAGGCACCGGAACCTTCTCCATCTGGAGAAATGTTACCGACCGCAAGCGCGTCCAGGTTGTCAAAGAGAGCTTCCCGTCCCGCGACGACGCCATGCGCTACATGGCCGAGCACGCGGCCCAGATCCTCGAGACAAAAACTGGATGGCGTGAAGAACTCATTGCCAAACCAGAAAATGCCGTCCGCACCGGAGCACCCCGCCGCGAGGGGCCTGCAACCCCCGAGATGTTCCAGAAGTCATTCGGATTCCGTGGCGTGGAGTTTGGCAACTGGATGCGCCAAGGCAATGACGACAGGGAGCGCCAAGAGGTTCTTAATCACGCCTACGATGGACTCCATGACCTAGCGGAGGTTCTGAATGTTCCCCCGCAGGCCTTGAGTCTCAACGGCGAGCTGGCCCTTGCTTTCGGAGCACGCGGGCAAGGCCTTGTCGGAGCCAAGGCCCATTACGAGGCCGATTACGCGGTCATCAACCTCACCAAGATGAAGGGGGCCGGATCACTGGCCCATGAATGGTTCCATGCCCTTGATCACTACATGGGACGCCTTGACGGCAAGGCCAAGAGGGAGATGACCGTCAATCCGGACGGCACCAAGATCTTCACCGGAGTCAACAGCGCCGACAAAACCTTTGTCTCCCATGGATTCGGCGTGAACAGCAATGTCAGGGAGGAGCTCAGGAAGGCATTTAGCTCACTGATGCAGACCATCGACAAAAAGGCAGTCGAGTACAAGGAGGACACGCAGCAGGCCGAGAAATTCGTCAAATCCACCCGTGATCAGCTTTCCGAAAAGCTTCAACAGATCCGAAACGGGCTCACTCAAGAGCTGACTTGGGCCAAGCGCAACAACAAGCCGGCCAGTGAGGCGCAACTTGCCCGATTTGACGCCCTTGCCGACAAGCTCCTGGACGGAGACGTAAAGACCGAATTCCGGTACGACAAGGATGCCAAGGTCAGGCCGCGATCCTTCACCTTCCCCGGGCAGCGCTGGAGCAATGACACGCTTGATGCCATTTCCGACCTCTACAAGGAAATTCGCGGACGCAGCGGATTCAATGCCCAGCAAAACGGAATCGGAAATGACCTGGCCGGATACCTCAAGCGCTACGATCAGAGGATCAATATCCTCAATCAGGCAAATGCCGGGGAATCCAAGACCAAGTACACGCCGACCGGATACAAGATGGAGGCTACCAAGATGGATCAGGGCACGGCCTCTGATTACTGGTCTCTACCCCATGAATTGGCTGCCCGCGCCTTCTCGGCCTATGTTGAGGACAGGATCGCAGCACATGGAGATAAGAGCGATTTCCTATCTTTCGGAGCCGACAATACGCTTCCAGGATACCGGATGTGGAATGTCAAACCATTCCCCGAGGGCGCAGAAAGGGAGGCTATCAACAAGGCCTTTGATGACTTTTTCAGCACAATCAAATCCGAGCCGACAGAGAAAGGTGTTTCCCTGCAATCCAGGAGAGCGATTCCCGATGAGGATTCGGTAAAAAACTACCTGACGGAACGGGGGGTGGATCGTACTAGGGTTGTAGAGGTATCCCATGAAATCACCAGGCAACTCCAAGAAATCAGCCGACTCCAAGAAGAGGGATCAGCGTACGGAGACCTCTTCTCATGGAATAAAGGGGAAACCCTATCCCTCGACAGAGGAGATATGGGAAATCCAGCAGAGACAGAGGAGCCTGGAAAGACAGGAGGAGGATCGGATGAAATTGAACGCCTACCGGGGGAAAAGAACACAGACATTCTTCGACTTCCACAAGACCCCGAAAAAGCCTTCGGGCGGGGAAACGTGGTCTCCTCGCTGGTCCACTCCCTGATTTCCAGGGAAATCCCCTCTTTCAATATCGACGGAAAGACCCTGAATGGGCCGGCAGATTTTGCCTCCCTGATGATGCCGCTTCGCTCTCCTTACTTTGAGAGCCTAAAAGTCGCCTTCCTTGATAAGGACAATAACGTCATCCATAGCCAAATCCTCACCGCAGGCACGCTGGATAGTTCCTATGCCAACCGCAGGGACATCCTGATTTCCCTAAAGGATGCCCGTCAAAAGAATCCTGATGTGGTTTCGGCACTCATCGCGCACAACCACCCCAGCGGTAACCCTGAGCCAAGCGGCGCCGACAAGAAGCTGACCAAAATTATAAGAGAGGTCATGGCATCAGCGGGGATTTCCCTGAAGGATCACGTGATCACCAATGGGCAAACCTACCACTCGTTTGAAAAAAACGAAACGCTCCCGCTGCCAAAAGAGGATATCGCCGCTTGGGAAAACATCTCCAGGGACAAGCTCCAGAAGATCACATCCGATGATTTGGGAACCTATGTCTCCCAACTTCGCCAAGGGGTAGACTCCGATACCGCCCACATCATTTATCTCACAACAAAGAATGGGATTACGGCCGTCGAGCGCGTCCCCAAGGGAACGGATTGGGCGAATCTCAAGAAAGCCCTGATGGACGGGATTGGAAGGGAAGCGCCATTTGGAATCGCCCTGGACATTTCCGGGTTAGACAGCAAAGACGCCCGATACATCAAGGACAGTGCCACCCGGGAAATTGCAAATGCCGGAGTCTATCTCCTAGATGTTGCCACCTCCGATATTCCGTCCCATAGCAGCAGAGGGATTATCAGCACATCGCCAACGCCTCATGATTCAGTCTATGAGGGTGATGCGTTGAATTCACGTCGCGCCGATGATGAAAATCAGCTCCCGCTGGACTTTGACAAGGCTCGCGAGGATGGGCTGAAGAGCCCCGCCCAACGGCTCCGCGAATCACAGGATCTCATCAACAAGATAGCGTCCCAATTCTCGGAAATGCCCAACTACAATGCCGATGACGCACGCCAGAAGGTCAGAATCGCCATTGCCAATGCGGCCAAAAACTTTGATCCCACCAAAGGTGTTCCCTTTGAGGCCTATGCTGGAGTAGCGGCCAAAAACGCCCTGCGCGACCTCTATCGAGTCGAGTCCAGGTATGCCGAGCGATACCAGACCACCATGGATGAGCCAATCGGGAGCGATTCCCAAGGGAATGAAGTCACCCGCAAGGATCAGCTCGCCGACGCAAACACTCCCCTCCCCCCGGATCAGGCGGCCCTAAACGAATCAAGTCGCCTTCTGGAGTCGGCAATCTTGGAGCTTCCCGAGCGCATGAGCGATGTGCTCACGGGAATGCTTCGCGGGGAAAATGGACAGGAAATTGCCAACCGCATGGGAATCACCAGACAGGCGGTCGACAACATCCAGAAAGCAGCAATGCGACGGCTCCAAGGAAAACTTGGAGAGCGCGGAATCAGCTCAACCAACGAGCTTCTTACCAGAAGGGCACTCAGGGAAGACGCTGGAGATGATGACATTGATTCCATCATGAGGGGTCTCAATCAAGAGATTGACCATGACGTGATTGGTGGTCTCAGGGATCAGGCCATTAGTGAAGAAGGTAGCGGAAAGCCGAAACAGATCGGACGACCCGATCTTGCCTACGGAGCGCGCAACCCGGAGACCCGCGCCGTCGATCAATACTACACCGATACAACAACTAAAGAGACCCGCGCCCAATGGGAGGACGCTGCCCAAGGAATGCTCCGAAAGGATGCAGATCGCGTTCGCGCTGACATCCAAGGCAAGGGACTCGCTGGAGGCTCCCTGACAGCGGAGGAGACCGTGGCCGCTGGCATCATTGCCGACAAGCTCAGCAAAAAGATGATCCAGGAGCCCACCGACGAGAACATAAAGGCTTTCAATGTGTTTCAGTACGCCTATAGGGAACTGAGATCCACTGCCGGGAGAGTGCTGGCAGCAGGATACGACCCCTTCATGACCCCGGCCCAGCGTCACCGTGACTTCCTCATCGACATGATGTACAAGCCGAGCAAGAAGGCCGAGAGAGCCATCAAAGCCGAGCGGGATCCGGTTAAGCAATCCGCCCTCATCGACGAGGAAACGCGCCGCGTCATGGAAAAGCTCAAGGCTGCCGGAATCACCCCGGAAGACATTCTGGCCGAAAGGGTGACAATGCGCCTTGCCGACAAAAAGATCATCAGCGAACTCCGCTCGCTCCTCTCTAGGGCCGCGACCTCGGCGCAGGATCTCCGGAGGACGGCCTTCGACATGATCTTGAAAAACAAGTCCCTGGACGCCATCTCCAAAACGACAGGACTTAAAGTAGACGAGATCCGGAAGATCAAAGACGACTCCATCGCCAAGCTCAGGAGGGATCACTTTGCGAAATTCCAAGCCGGAGCAAAGGCTGACAAAACATCCTTGGTCACAGGGAAAAAGGTGAGCGATACGGCAGCCGAGGAAGAATTCCAGAAATGGCTCTCCAACTTGGGATTCGTCTCCAATGAGAAGCAGGGCAAGCCGAAGTTCAATGTCGAGGATCCTGTCCACGTCATGCGCCTTGCCAAGGCAATTAAAGAAGCCAAGGGAGAGGCAGGATTCTTTGATAAGGCATACGAGGCATGGATTGCCGGAATTCTCTCGGGGCCACTGACCCATGTGGCAAACATCACGGGAAACCTTGGAAGCGCCGCACTCAATCTCACGCTGCAGCGCGGCATGGAGGCGTTCGTCAACTTGGCAATCGGTGACAAGAAGTCCGCTAGCTTTGGTGAATTTCAATGGTTCGCCAAGGGCCTCATGCCAGGGCTGGCAAGGGGCTACGCCTTGGCAGCAAAAGCATGGAGCGCCGAGCATGATTTCTTTGAAAACTCGGTACTCGGAACCCCATTAGAGCTTGCTCAATTCGATAAAGTAGCGAATACCCGACAGGCAATTTCCGGAGCAAAGGGGAAATTCATCCGCATTCCGCTGAGATCTCTCGCCTTTGCCGATTCCATGTTCAAAGGGGCGCTTGGTCAGATGGAAGCGGGAGCCATGGCCTACCGGATCGCCAAGGCTGAAGGACTCTCTGGAAAAGCGCTAAGCGACCGGATCGAGACCCTTTCCAAGACAAGAGGGGAAGTCGTGGCCGAAAATCTGTCCAGAGTGGCCGTTACCAAGGAATCGGTGCGCTGGTTCGCAGAAAGACTGGCCGGAAGGGATGAAAGCCTTGATCCGGACGAGCTTATTGAAGACCGGGGAAGCGAGGCATGGCAAATGGCCCGTGAGCAGGCCGCTTACGAAGCAGCCAAGGCTTCGGGCTGGACCGAGGAAGCGTGGCAGCGGGCAGTTGATAGCGCCCGTGAAATGACCTTCCAGCAGGATCTCAAGAGAGGAGACGATGGGGGGAACATGATTGAGGACATGGCCGCCAAACTTCAGGACGCCCGCGACAGCAATAAATTGCTCGGGGTCTTCTTCCCGTTCGTTCGCACCCCCTACAACATTTTCCGCATCGGGATCAGAAAATCCCCTCTTGGAGCTATTAACTTGGCCGCCCAAGCCGCCAAGGGCCTCTACTCCATGAAGAACGGAAAGGCATACTTGGAGGGGCATCCCGAAGCCGTTCGAGACCTTGCCGAGCAAGCGATTGCCTGGGGAGTCGGAGCCCTTCTATGGGGAGCAGCCCAAGGAGATGAGGATGACGACGACAAGCAGCTTCTCATCACCGGCAGCCACCCGTGGAACAAAGAAAGCGCCGGTATTCGTGGACTTAATGATCGGGCTTTCGGCGGGGAATACGTGATCCGGATCGGAGGCAGGAACGGGGTGACAATTCCGTTTGGGCGCATTGAGCCGATTGCAACCGTTCTCGGAACCACGATCGACATGATCAGGGCAATCAAAAGAAACGGCACTACATCTGAAAACGCCGACGCCTTTATTGGATACATATTGGCCCAAGCCAATGGAAAAACCTTCTTGAATGGCGCTTCCACCATCAGCGATGTGATGCAGGGTAAATCCGGTCGCATTGAAGCGATTAAGAAGAGCGTGCTCCAAGCCATCGTGCCCAACATCATCCGCTCCCCCCTCCGATCCCTGGATGATTATGTGCGGGACTCCAAGCACGCCTCGCCACTCTACACCATGCTGCCGGCGCAAAGCATGGCCGAAGAGCAGATCAACCCCTATGGCGAACCAATCAAGAAAACCGGCAATCCAATCACAAGGCTCTTCTTCAGCACACCGATTGCTTCCGATGAGACGCTTCGTGCAAGTGACAAGCTTCTCCTGAACTGGAACAGGGCAAACCCGACGGAGGCATGGGCCCCGCAGGCGCCCTTGGCAACCTTCAAGGATTCCAAGGGTAAAAACGTGGAAATGACCGCCGAGGAGACCAAAAAATTCAGGATCGCGGCCGGTCGACTCGCCTCGGTGAAACTTCGCGGCATCGTGAACGCAAGAAATGCCGCCAATCCAACCATGGACGACGTCAAAAAGGTGAAAAACGCCTTTGAGTCGGCAACTCACGAGGCAAAACAGAGGATTTTCTCCCCGAGTTATCTCGCAAAAAGAAAACAGCTTTTTCCGGATCATAATTGACAGCGAAACGCTTACACTATAACGAGAGCCACGGGCGAACAGCATGAATACTTCAGGAACTGCCAATTCACAGGTCGATAACTTATCGAGCAAGCTGCCGTCGCTTCCCCCTGATCCGAATGCACCGAAAATGCCATTCAGGACAGCCTACAAGCTGACTGTGGATCAAGAAACCGCCCTGGTCGATCACGCACTCATGAGGCTTGAGCAAATCGAGCAACAGCTTGGCAAGCGGCAACCCAATCAAACCCCGAGGAATATCGGCACACAGCAATTCATCCTCACCTGCGACCCCTATTCGTTCTTTGGGAAAAGGGAGAAATACACCGCCAGATACTACAATCACGTTTCAGACAGGGCGGTTAAGGGCACCGTCTACGAGCACTCCAATCTGACGGCAAGCCTTTCCCAGCGGATTACGGCCCAAATGATTGCAAAGAGTTGCTCTTACTTCTATGGGCAACCGGACGACGATGAATGGTTCAATGCTGAAGGGATCGGCGTCGAGGATGCCGAATTGGCCGACAAGGTGAAGAAATACGCTCGGTACATTTCCAAGCAATGCAAGGTAAAGGAGCGCCACTGTCAGGCGGTCGAATTCAGCTGGGTCCGGGGAGAATCAGTTGTAAAGACCACCCATCAAGAGCGCTTTCAGATCTACAAGAGGACGGCCACCTTTCTGGTCGACGAGCGGGGGGAGCCAATCTTGGACGCCCACGGAGATTACATCCTCCAGTCTGATGTTTGGGTGCCTGAACTTGTTCCTGCACAGCAAACGCCAAGAAGTCAGGAAATGCCGCAGGATACGGACAATGATTCCGGCCAAGAGCCAGACAACGATGCCGATGATGTGCCCATGGTTCCCACCGGAAACCAGATCCTCAAGCGAGACGGGGTGACGGTTCTGCCCCCCAACCCAATCTGGAAGACCGATGTCATTTCACGACGACTCGTGACATGGGAAGGACCTGATTCCAGAGTGTGCTACTACAAGGATTTCCTATGCCCGATTGACGCCCCTGGAATCCAGCCCGGAGAAGCCGACCTGATCGCGCACCTTTACGACAAGAGCGTGATGGAAATCGCCCAGATGTTCGCCAATCAGATGGGCGAGGGCGACGAGGGGGCCGCCGACCTGCAAGCCGCCGTGGAGCTTCTCAGAAATATGATTTCCGAGTCGGCCTTGCGTAAAAGCAGCGAAGGGCAGCCACGGGTCGATTTCTACGAGCAGAATACCGAAGGCTCTCCCAATAATCCCACCTGCCAGATTGCCGAATGCTGGCTTACCTACGATGCCGACGGTGACGGAATCCAAGAGGAAATCATGCTCGTTCTGGATCGCAGGAACAAAGTCCCCATATTCTATGAGTACACGGCCAACGTGACCCTTCGCGGACTCCGTCCCTTTGAGGTGATCCGTCCCATGGCGGTCGATGGCCGCTGGTACGGGATGGGGGCCATGGAGTACTTCGATCCGGAGCAGGAATTCATCGACCTCCAGATCAATCGCAGGAACTTCCGTGATGGAGGCAGTGGTCGCGTCACGTTCTGGAGCCCGTGGGCAACCATGGAAGGCCAGCGCGATCCATCCCTTGCCCTCAATAACGGGAAAACCTACACGCTCCGTGAGGGATACAAGCCGGAACAGGCGCTTTCCTACGTCACCCTTCCCGATGACACCGGGGAACTCAAAGAGCAAATCAACCTCTTCATGCAGCTCATGCAGATCAAAAGCGGTGTGGTCAACGGAGCCGACCAGCAGATCTCAGGCCTGCCTTCCGCCAATACGGCAACCGGCATCAATGAAGTGAGTGAATCGGGCCAAGAGCTCTTTGCGATGTTCCTGTTGCGTCTCTTCCCCGGAGTCCAGGCGGCCCTCTCAGCGGTCGTCGACACCATTTTCTCAAAGATGGATACCCGTCAGGTCTTTACCTACTTCAACGGGGATGCCCATGAAATCATCGAGCTGACCCCTGACGACGTGCGCGATCTTGCCCTTCATGTCAGCCTCTCCATCACCCAGCAGCGGGACAGGCAAGTCCTGCAGGCCGGAAACACGGCCGATGCAGTGATTGACGGATTCTATGCCCGTTCATTCCCACTGCAGGAGCGCACCAAATCATACGCCAGGACGAGACTCAAATCCCTGAGGGTTCCCCAACCTGACTCCATCATTGAGCCGCTTGATCCAAGGGCAATTGCGGGGCCCGGGGGAGAGCAGCAGGGCCAGCTTCAGCAAAGCCCACTGCCCCAAGGCCAACCATCCCAACAATCCGTCCAGCCACAATAAAAAATGAGCACATCGTCCCAAGGAATTCCGGTCGAAGAACCTGATGAGAATCAGGAATGCATTGCCAGAGCCAGGGTCGACCTGGAATTTATCCAGCAGCTAAAGACCTCCAGGGCATTCCAGGTTTATTTTATGCGAAGGCTTCGCGAAAAGATTGCCGTCATTCAGGACAAGATCCTTGATGGCAACACTCCTGATTCCGAGATTTCCAAGCATCGTGCGGCACTGGCAGCGCTGAAGGATGTAGAGCGCACCATTGATGAGGATGCCGTGGGGTGCCGTAGTATTATTGGGCTCGGGAAGGATGAGTTCCCGGCTTAGGTAAAAGTTCATACTGAAACAAACGCCTGTTGGCGCACCCGTAAATGCCCGCGACACTCGCCCTCCTGCTCATGGAAGGCCCTGTAATGAACAATCTCTGGCATTTCCTTGGGCGCGTCGGCGGGTTTCCGCTTAATATGGTCACAGGCGACATGGGGGACGCAGGCAATTTTTAGCCCTGCCGGATGCCAGCGCTCCCAGCAAAGGAAAAGATCCTGAGTCCCCCTGCCCTCGTATCCGGTGAAGTCGGCATGGGCGAGCGCGGACTTCGAGAGCAGGGTGCAACCTAGTCCGCACCAATCGGACGGGACGACTGCCCCGAGGCCAATCCCAGGATAAGCGAAATCCATCCATCCCCTCCTGCGATAGCCTTTGGCGTTGAGTTCAAAGACGTTGCCTGTAGGCGGGGACTTCTTGACCCATTCCCGAAGTCTTCCCATGCGCTTGCCTTCCTTCTCACCGATCTTCTGAGCCGATTCAGCTTCCTTGGCATTGGTTGGTGGCTTGATCGCCTTCAGTCGTTCCTCGCATTTCTCAAGGAGGACCTTGAGGCGGGGCTTGAGATTCCTCTCTTCTGGAAGAAAATCCTCCGCGATCTGGCGCTGGGGTGATCCGAACCCTCCAAGGAAGAGGCCATTCGGGTAGGTTGCTGCTGCAATGTCGTAATAGGGACGGCCATCGGCCTGTGGCATGGCAAGCGTCCATTCGAGAACACGGAGGCCGTGCGCCGGAACGATGGTATCACTCTCAACGACCCAGCATTGGTCGGCGCGGATCTTCCGAGCGAAGGCGAATCCTGCCCCCTGCAAGGCGGCAATTCGGAGTTGGGCGGCCTCCTTGTAGTCCTTGGGATCATCCTTAAATGGATGCTTCAGCACGGAGACTTTCCACCCTTCGGGCAGTTCCCTCTTGGCAAGCTCAGCGGCGGCTTCAGCTTCGCGGCTCTCATCCGTCGAGAAGATGAAATGGGCCTCGTCGTGATGAGCGGCGGCGGCGGCAATCGCGCGGATACATTGCGGCCATGCGTGGAGATATCCACGGGTGGCGGAGACGGTGATGGCGAGCATACTGTTAGTCGGTCAGGAATTCTTGAGGCTGGTAGCCTCCGAGCACGAAAAAAGGCCCGGCAACGGCATAGTCGCCCGGACAGGTCAATGCCGGGGCGGGATACGCCACATGGGAAGCGGTGCCGGTTGATTCCGTCGCCGAGGAGAGGAATGGAGAAAAGTATGTCTCATCCCCGTTGACCTTGACCCGACCGATTCCGCCGGAATGGATGGTCTCCATGTGTCCTGCCGCGCCGCCCATCCTGACAGACTCCCTGGGCGGTGGAGGCCATGATCCGGCTCGGTCAGAATAGGCCGTCGCTCCGCTCTCAATGGTGGAAAGCAGCTCCGAGAAGGTTGAACTCTCGGACCCTTGATAACCCGTGTAGGTGACGGCGCTGACGTCGGCGGTGTAGCTGGCCGAGGTCGGCATCAAGGCTACCCCCCCTCCGCTGCGGTGGAAGTAGGCATAGGTGGGAGAGGTCAGCGTCGTGCTGGCCAGGCTCAGCCTACCGGCATAGCTCTCGGGCGAGGTCATCACGCCGACAGGGTAGGCCACGCCGCACTCCATGCTGGCGGGGTTGTCACAGACCCATGGCCCCGTGCTAGTGAACTCATAGCCATTCGACTGGCCGTATGAATAAATTGACGTGGTGGATAACGCGACGGGGAAAACGCTCTGAGAGAGTGGCACCCTCTTGTTGTAAGCGCGTGACCAAGCGAACCCCTCGCCACTTGAGGAAGCGTAGCCTCTTTCAGCTCGCCAGTCCTGATAGACCTCATCGTAAACGGTCGAGCCCACTCCGGTCTGGACGATCTCCTCGTAGGTGAGTGTGCCGTTATAAACGCGCGCCCGCTTCCCCCAGACAGGAAATGGCTCTGTCACGTGAGCAACCGCTGATGGAGCGCTGTTAGTCCCAGTAGATCCGATCAACAGCGTCGAGAGGTCTCGGAACGAACTGACAATATAGGAGCCGACCTCAGTTCGCCAATTTAGCCAGCTTGCGGTTGTCCCGGTGGGCGTGGGAATCCCTGCCAGATAGGCGGTGGTAGTGGTAGAAACCCAACTCACGTCATAACCCAGCGAGGAATAAGTAGAGGTATCCGTAAATCCGAAAGCGCCCCACAAATTCCACGTGAAGGTGAAATCACCATCTCCGCCCCACCACAATCCTCCCAGAAATAGCGGATCAACCAGCGTGTAAAGCTCCCGATGAGAGATGGTGATCCTTGTCATGGTGGTCGCCACATCGCTCAGGAATGGGACGGCACTGGGCTGGACAATGCCGAGGCCGCCAGAGTCGACGACATAAAGCACCTCGCCGGGGCCCGCCATGACCACGGTGTCAGAGTAACCCATCGACATGACCTCCTCGAAGGTGGTCAGGCAGAGTGACGATCTCGTCGTCATCGTCAGGCCAGTCACCATTCTCTCAGTCATGGAGGAGGAAGTGGTGAAGAAAGTTGATGTCGCGGTGCCGGAGGATGCGCTGCTCGAGGAAGTCGTCCAGAACGAGACGGAGGCTTCGGCCAGCGTGGTAACCGTCTTGGGATACTCGCTTACCGTCCCATAGGACATATCCCCATAGGTCTCTCCATCGTAATCGTAGGTGTAGGGAACCCACCCCGTATCAGTCGAGAGACAGGTCGATGAGGTAGCACGGGCTCCATTCCAAGTGTAAGGGACCTCATTGACGGAGGTGGAGGTGCTACTGCTGGAAGTGTATGTGATATAATCTCGCGCGGTCCTTGTGCTCGTAATCGGTGGAGGAGGCACTCCTCCGCCTCCATAAGGTTGATCCTGAAGGTATGTGGTCGAATATGATGGAGACCAGCTCCACGCAGTCCATAATTGCGACGATGAGGACGATGAGGACGCCATGGGCCAATCCCCCCCATAGATTTCCCATGCGATCATGCCAGGGCGTAGTAGCGGTCGTAGGCCAGCTCACCGGGTCCTACGGGAGCATCCTTCTCAACCGTGAGCCAGACTTTCGGCATGAGCGTGATATTGCCGGGGCCGATCACCCGCTTCACCGAACCCTCTTTTATGAGCCCGAAAAGATATTCCACCGAGGCGGGAGTAGCCCACAGCTCCGGCGTCTGGGACTGAGGGGCGGTCGTCCTGATCTCGATGGAGACTCCATTGATCGCCGTCCCGTCCGTCTGGATCACCGCGATGGCATAATGGATCGATGAGCCGGAGACCTCGAATTCGGCATCCCAGTTGCTCGGAAGGATGCCACCAATTAGACCTGGATTTACCGTCGCCAGATACCCGTCCGGATTGTCAGGATCAACTTTCATAGTCACGTCCCACGGTGCGGCGGTGGCAGAAGAAGCCAAGACACCCCTATATCCAACGCTCGCACCGAGCACGGAGTAAATATACCCCGTGTAATCCATGACCCGTTGCGGGGTGCACCCATTGAGGAGTTGAGCCACGGAGGCCACCTTCCGTTCCAGATCCGAGATTCTATGGCTGTCGCTGAGCACGGATCCTCTTTTCCACCCTCCCAATATTTTTGTCAATTCATTCTTGACAGCGTTTCGCCTACACGTTAATGGCAAAGCCATGTCCCACGAAGATCAGGCGCAAGCCGAAATTCAAAACAACACCGCGACGGCGGAAGAGACCCCTGCAATCACCCCCGAGGTGACTCCAGGGGCTCCTGCTTCCGATACATCATCGACGACGGACCTCCCTACTGAGCAACCGGAAGGCGGCCGAAGGGTGTCTGGTGTGAGTGATTATGAAAAGTTGCTGGCAGAAGCCAGAAAGCCTGCACCTGAACCAAGCAATGATCCAGAGGCCGGGGGCAACCCGCCCGAGAATCCCGAGGTTCCAGCAGGGCAGCAACCCGCAGAGCAAGCGACCGAGCAGTCCGCCATCACGGAAGAGGAGCCCCAGGCTTCCATTTCCAGCAAGAAGGAGTTCCGCCCGCGTCTCTCAAACCTGGACGCAAGGGCTCAGGAAGCCATTCTTCTCGCCAAGGAGCTCAAAGAGCAAGGCAAGGAAATCTCCCTAGCCGAAGCGGAGCGCCGAGTGAATGCCAAGTACGGCATAACCGAGGATGCCCCCAGCGGAGAGCAGCAAGAAGCAGTCCCCGTCAGGACTCCCGAGCAAATCGACGCAGAGATTGCGGCCAAGGAAGCCGCCGCCGATCAGGCCAGCGATGATCTTGATGTCAAAACCGCTCTTACCCTGCAGCGCGAAGCCTTTGCTCTTCGTGAGGAAAAGGCACGCCTGATTCAGGAACAAGCCGCCAGGTCCACCCAGGCCGAGGCTCAGTTCCATCAGGAGGTGGAGCGCTCAAGGCACAAGGCGCTGGAAGTCTATCCGGTTGCATCGCAGGAGGATCACCCCCTGCACGCCAAGGCCGCTGAGATTTTCCGATCCATGGAAGAAACCGGCAATCCGCTGATCCATGACCCGAATGCTCCATTCAAGGTCTATCAGATGGCGGCCAATGAGCTCGGGATACCCCCTCATGCCAAGGCAACTCCAGCGCCCGCAAAATCACCCACATCAGCCACCCCGAAGCCGCAGGCCGTCCCTCAGTCGGCAGTTCGTCGTCCTAACCCCGCTTCCCCCGTCGCATCGGCGGGAGAACGCACAACCCAAGCCGGACCGACGACGCCTCTCATTGGGAAAATCCGCAATGCGCACGAATACACCGAGCTAGCCCGCAAAATGGGCGCAAACGTGTAATCGGGCATTGTCATGCCCGCAGACGCGGGCGGCAACGAGTGGAAGTAGTCGGTCCACAGAAAAGGACCACTACACATGATCTATGACATCACGCCATCCATCACCGGGACAGCCCTGGCAAACATGGATGCAGCTTCAGTACGCCAGATATGGCAGCAGGGCATTGACGTCTTCGAGCAGTCGAATGACTTCTTTGCCGAAATGGAGGGAGGCCAGGACGCCCTGATTTGGGAGAAGACTGACCTCGCCAAGGGCAAGGGGCAGAAAATCACCTTCACCGTTGGGAGCGGTTTCTATGCCGAACCCCACGTTGGGGACGAGGTTTTCGAGGGCCAGGAGGACTTCGAGGACTACCTCATCAAGTCCCATGAACTCTACGTTGATTGGGCACGCCATGGCGTCTCCGTCAACGAGCGCATGGAGGAACTGATGGGCATGCGCGGAGAGATCCTGAGCGGTTTCAACACCGAGCAGGGTGCCTGGATCGGCCGCCTCAAGACCGAGCAGCTCTTCATGATGTTCCGCGAGCAGCTTCCTGCCGCAAACGTCGTGTATGCCGGCGGAGCCAGCTTGCATACCCTCAACTCCTCCAACACGCTCAACTGGGATGAGATCATCACCCTTGGCGTCCAGATGAAGGGCAAGGGCGGCCTCCCTGCCAAGGTTGGCACCACCAAGAACGGCCAGCCGGTCTTCCGCAATACCGTTATTGCGACGACCGATGCGCTGTTCAGCCTCGACCTGGACCCCAACTACAAGCAGATCCTTCGCGAAACCCGCGTCGAAGCGCAGGCCTCCCTGCTTTTTGACGGTGGATACGCTTCTCCGAAGGGCCACCTCATCGCCGAGTACACCCCCATCGACCATGATGGCGAAGGCGCTATTGGCTCCCCGCTCAATCCCAAGGCCCAGTTGGGCGTTGCGATCACCCCGGGAACCGCGGCCATCACCGTCAAGGGCGGCGGGAACCCCGCGGCTGCAGCCAAGTCCCGGATCATGTACTTCAAGTACTTCCCGAACTTCGCCTACCGCTTCATCGGCAACACCGATCCCACGGCCGGCGGCATCACCACGCTTGAGCAGGACAGTGCGACCCACTACTTCCTGATCGTCAATGCGCCCAACGACTCCACGAAGCCCAATGGCATCGGGATGTATTCCTACACCACTGGCAACAATGGCAACGGAATCACCATCACCGGCCGACTTGCCTCCGCGTCGTCCGGAATCGCCTCGACCACCCTTGGTCAGGTGACCTGGAACACCGGCGTCTGGCAGGGTCGCCACACGACCTCGCATGATGTCGGCGCCACGATCCTTCCTTGCAATGCCAAGGGACAGGTCTTCGGCGACACCCTCATGCTCGGCAAGCGTGCGGCCTACCGTGGATACGGCAAGTACCGCAACCAGCGCATGCAGCAGGACCTTGAAGGCGGATTCCTCATGCAGCGCTACATCGCTTCGGTCTTCGGCCAGGCTCTCCGCAAGGATCGCCTCGGACGAGTGCCCGCTGTGATGCGCCTGCGTCATGCCGTCCAGTACGCCGGCATCCCGCTTCCGACCGTAGTCTGATTCTTGGGGACGAGAACCCCCTGTCTCTCTTCGGAGGGGCAGGGGCGTTCGTCCCAATGAATTGAAAATCTCGATCCCCAATCATTTTCAAAACATGAAGTACATCATCGCCCTAAATCTCCGATCCAGGTATGCCCGCCCATCGGTGGGTGAATTCCATTATTCTGACAAGCATCAGCGCCATGTCTGGAAGGGAAAAGAAATCTCTGACATCGCGGAGCTATCCAGTGAGATCAATGCGGCACTCAATCTTGTACAGGTGATGGACCAAATAGACCTGATCGTCAGGGTCTTTGCCGTGAATGAATCGGATGCCGACGTCAGCCTTCAAGACGGCAAAGATTCCGATGGGCATCAGGAACCCGCTTCTGAATCAGACGAACCTGCCTTGGTAGCAACATCCAGAAAGAGGGGGCGTCCCCGCAAACTCCTTCAGGCGACTCCGTAACACCCTATGTCAACACGCCTTCTCCAGTCTGAGGTACCTGACTTCATCAAGAATTCATTGCTCAAGATTCGGCAAGGATTGGAGGCGGCATTTGAACAAGGCGTTGTCGTGGAAATGCCGGAGAAACTGGACTTCCAATTGGATGTTGTGATCGACGGAAGCACCAGGACTCAAGTGACCACTTCGGCGGCAACCGAGTTTGGCACTGAGTCATCCAATTCGGCATCCAACGCATCAAGCAGTGGAACCAACTCTGAATCATCTTCCGGCAGCAACAGCGGAAGCTCTTCAGGATCCTCCTCGGGAAGCAATTCCAGCACAGAATCATCTTCCGGCAGCAGTTCTGGATCATCCAGTGGATCTTCCTCGGGATCCTCCTCAGAGTCGTCTTCAGGAAGTAGCTCGGGCTCATCCTCTGGCTCATCCTCTGGAAGCAATTCCGAATCCTCTTCTGGATCATCCTCAAGCTCTTCTTCTGGGTCTTCCTCGGGAAGTAGCTCATCCAGCGGATCCGGAAGCTCTTCCAGTTCAGAGTCGGGGAGTAATTCAAGTTCAGAATCCTCATCTGGTAGTGAATCCGGAAGCCATAGCGTATCAAACAACTACGCGGAATACCGCAATACAACCTAATTATGTCCTACACGTGGCTAAATCTTGGATCAAGTGGGAACACGAATTCCAATTCCAACAGGAATTCAAATTCCAATTCCAATTCTAACCGGAACTCAAATTCCAACTCTAACGAGAATCGCAATTCTAATGAGAACCGGAATGAGAACCGGAATGAGAGCTCCAATACCAGCTCTACCAGGATTTCTAACGAAAACCGGAACGAAAACAGAAACGAAAACTCCAACACGAACTCAAGCCGAAACTCCAACGAGAATCGGAATGAGAATCGGAACGAGACGGGAACAAACTTATCCTCCAGGAATGTGTCCGGATCAGAAACTAGAAACGAAAACCGAACGGAGACGGGTACGAACTCGTCAACGCGAACCGGCTCAACGAGCGATTCCAGAAGCGAAAGCGGAAACAATAGCTCCCTGAAAAGTAACAGCAATTCAAGCACATCAACCGTCATCGAGGATGCCGGGGGGGTGATTTCCTTCTCTGTTCCGATCCGCAGCGGACTTGGAACATCAACCCCATTCCCAACTTGCCCTGTATGAGCCTAACAATCAGAGATCTATACAATGACGGGATGGCTCTCCTCGGGATCTATAATCCCGATTATGCGCCACAGACGGCACGCAACCATGTGCTCAATGACATCACGTCAGCGCTGCAGATCATGCAGTTGGCCGGCGAGGATTTCTATTCCAGAGAAGAGCTTCCCATCGGGCTTCAGGCGGGAGTGAGTGTGTACAGCCTCCCGGAAAGGGTGCAGCAGGTTCTTGAGCCAGCAAGGCTTGCCGGGGGCCGATCACTCATGGGGCTGAGAACTCGTTCCGAGCTGGATAATTTTGGTCCGGTCTTTCTCGGCTCTTATGGAAGCACTCCTTCAGGGGAACCGCTTGCTTATTTCATTGAGACGCTAAGGGATGACTCGGGGCCTGATGCCACGCAAATCAAAATGCACGTCACCCCGCCACCGGCGACACCGGTCGAGTTGATGCTCAACGTCATAAACGACCCTCCCGTCTATACGGCAGATGATCTTTGCGGCGAATCCCCTACCCCGCCGGTGCCACACAAATACCATGAGAGCGTGCTTCAGCCGATAGTTCGGATGAATGTGACCACCTGTGACCTCTACGCAAGAAACAGGTCTGGATTCCCAATGATCGAGCAGTCGTACCTGAAAGCCCTCACACTTCTTGGGCTTTCCGATCCTCGCCCAAATAACCCTGACACCGTGAATAAAGAGCTCAAGGCCCAGGCACAACCTAAACCGGCACAATGAACATTTCCCAGCTAGCCCAACGGATTGCCAGGCATCTTGATGTGCCCGACCCCTTCAACCTTCCATCGGCCGCAGCGCTTGATGTGGTGAACGCCATCAACAGCGGCCTTCAGCTTTTCTTTACCGAGGCCCCATCTGTCCTGAAAAGAACTACCTTTTCAACAACATTTCGTGCCCCAGTAAGCCTATCTCTCACATTCACAGCCCAGTACTCTAACATCGTCGTTGGAAACCCCTTTGACCAATCTTGGTACGGATGCGGAGTAAATATCGAAGGATGCTCACAGCGGAATGAGATCATCGCACCGAATGCCCTTTTGGACGAGTGGATCAAACCCACCCTACAGGCAAATGCACAAGTGTTCTTTGACTGCCAGACCATCCCCGTAACCATCGAGCGCATCACAAGCGACGTGCGGGCATATAGCAATGATTTCCCAGAATGGAAGCTACTGCACCGGGATCAGGCAATGACCCATACATGGAATCGGTTCAAAGAACCGCATGGCATTCATGGCCGTGATTCACGGTACTACCGGATCGAGCCAACCGCGATTGTTTCTGGCGGAAATACGGTGGCGCTACTGCGGATCTACCCCGCGCCATCCGTGGATACCATTATCCGGTTTGAGGCCGAGATTTCAGCAGCGTCCGTAACGGCTGCAGACCTCATCACCGGAAGGGCTCTCCCCATTGCGGACGCGTGGGCCCCCCTGTTGATCCCCCTATGCGAGGACGCCCTAAGCTACTCGCCTCTTTGGGGTGACACAAAAGCAAGAGCGGATGTTCGCAATAATGCCGCTTATGTCATTGCAAACAGGATTAAGAAGCTGCCGCAGGATATTGCGGTCACGGGAGGAAGGGTCGGAACTCCGTGGGGTTTTTGACAGCGATCCGCTGCTTTTTACTAGCATTTCTAGCAATTCATCACCAGACTACCGACCCAGGAGGACACAATGAATTCCCTAACCAACTCATTCAATATTGAGCGCAAGGGAAACGTCTTCCCCCTTCCTCAGGCCCTTCAATATCCGTCATTCTCAGCCCTTCCGTCCACGGGTGAATCCACGGTTATCTACCTCATCCAAGATACCGGATATTTCTATCGGTGGACGGGATCCTCTTATGTCCAAACACTCAGTCCAGGACTTAGCGCCTACCAAGTGGCCGTATACAAAGGATTCGAGGGCAGCGAGGAGGAGTGGCTCAATACGCTAATTTCAACGGTTTCAGGGCAAAAGGGAGATAATGGAACTCCGGTTGTTATCAGGCAAAACGGCGGGCATTTAGAGTGGAAATATGAAGCTGATGACGAGTGGCAGCTTCTCTCCGACAAGATCTTAACCAAGGACGGCAACCTCTCAGGCATCACCGATACCGCATCAGCACGGGTCAATCTGGAAGTCTATTCGCAGGAAGAGGTGGACAATGAGCTATCGGCTCACACTTCCCGCACCGACAACCCCCACGCGGTCACCAAGGCTCAGGTCGGCCTCGGCAACGTGCCCAACGTGGACGCTAGGAGCCGCTCCACTCACACCGGGACGCAACCCTCTTCTACGATCAGCGATTTTTCCGAATCCGCCTCTGCGGCCGCGCCCGTTCAAAGCGTCGCTGGCAAGACGGGAAATGTATCTCTCAACAAGGGGGATGTTGGTCTCGGCAATGTGGACGACACCCCCGACTCCGGCAAGCCGATCTCCACAGCCCAGCAGGCCGCGCTTGATGGCAAGGCCCCCCTCTCGCATAACCACGCCATTTCCCAAGTCACCGGCTTGCAAGCGGTACTAGATGGCAAGCAAGCGGCGGGGAGCTATGCCGCGCTCGACGGCACGGGAAAGGTACCATCCTACCAGCTTCCGAGCTATGTGGACGACGTGCTGGAATTTGCCACGCTTGCGGCATTCCCAGCGATGGGCGAAACGGGGAAGATCTACGTCTCGACGGGAACCAACAGGACCTATCGCTGGTCGGGATCTTCCTACGTCGAGATGACTTCTTCACCCGGCTCGACCGACGCCGTTCCTGAAGGCGCAACCAACCTCTACTTCACCGCCGCCCGTGCGGTATCGGCACTAGCCTCCACCTTGGCATTCTACGCCTCCCAAGCATGGGTCACGGCACAGGGGTTCGCCACCACAGCAGGCGTCTCCTCTGCCATCTCAGCCCTTGTCACCGGGGTCTCCTCGGTGGCCGGGAAGACGGGAGCCGTCACGCTGGTCAAGGGTGATGTCGGCCTTGGGAACGTCGATAACACGAGCGATGCAAACAAGCCGATCAGCACTGCCACACAGACAGCCCTCGACGGGAAGGCCCCGACCTCGCACACCCATGACTATTCGACGCTGGCGGGCCTGCCCATAATCCCACCCGCCCAAGTCAACAGCGACTGGAACGCGACCAGCGGCCTCGCGCAGATATTGAATAAGCCGACACTCTTCTCTGGCGCATACGGCGACCTAACTGGCAAACCATTCATCCCATCGACCACGGACGGACTTACTGAGGGAACAAGCAACCTATACTTCACATCAGCAAGGGCTCTTTCGGCTGTCACATGGGCTACCCTTACAGGCAAGCCTACCTTTTCTGCCGTCGCCTTCTCGGGGAGCTACGCCGACCTGACAGGAGCTCCTAGCCTATCCGCAGTCGCCACCAGCGGATCGGCAAGCGATCTAAGCGCGGGCACCCTTCCGCTTGCGCGACTGAACGCGCTAGTGGCAAGAGGAGACCTCAACAACAACTTCACCGTCGGCCAGACGATCACGGCAGCGGCGAACACGAGTGCCCTGACTGCTTCCTACTCCGTCACGGGAGCGAACACGACAGCGATTATTGACTTGTCTGGGGTTTGGAACACCACTGGCGTTGCCAACGGAATCCTTTTCAACATCACCGACACGGCCAGCAATGCATCCTCCCTGCTACTCGACCTTAGAGTAGGCGGCGCAAGCCGATGCAGCATCACAAAATCCGGGAGCATCACCGCATCCGGCGTGATTTCGTGCACCCAGATTTTCGGCTCTTCTCTGAGAGCGGAAACTGGAGGAGCGACAAGAATCATCTCGGGCGGTAGCCTTGGCTGGTCGTCCAGCTCCTCAAACCCCGCTATCGCTTCCGACCTTACGTTATTCCGCGACGCCGCCAACATTCTTGCCCTGCGAAATGGAACAAACGCACAAACATCACGGGTCTACGGGACATGGACGGACGTGAATAATGGCCGATGGCTGAGCATATCAACCACGACAGCAGGTCTTGTGACGCTCACTGCCACAGGAAACGGCACGGGAGCAACGGGCAACCTTCTCAAGCTCACGGCCCCCGTCCTCATTGCTGCTTCCTCGGTTACTCTAGCGACCAATGGTGACTTGGCCTTTGAAGCTACTAGCAACACGTCCCTGACCATCCGCTATCGCGGATCAGACGGCACGACTCGTAGTGCTGCCCTCACCCTCGCGTAATTTATTATGAACAACATAACACCTGAGCAAGCACTGCAACTTATCTCCGAGGCGTTGGAGCCTCGCAACATCCATGCCATCTCTAGGCAAGGCTTCATCGCAATCCAAAACGCCATTGAAGTCCTAGCCGCCGCGATCAAGAAGGAAGAGCCAAGCGAGGAACCTATAGCCTAAACCCCATCCCCTTCATCCCCTTCATCCCCTTCATCCCCTTCATCCCCTTCATCCCCTTCATCCCCTTCATCCC